CCACCTCTGCGACCAGTTCCTGCCTGTCTAGTCTGTACGTTTAGTTCTCTTTCAGATCCAGACAAAACTCTACGACCAGAACCTACTTCTTGAGTTCTTTCTAATCTTTTTCTAAGCAAAGATTGTTTTGCTCTAGCTCGTTTTATTCTTTGTCGTCTTAGTTCTTCTGCCGCTAATTTTTCTTGATCTGATATAGCTTCTTCTGGATCGCGTGTGTAAATACTTTCTGCTGTTACAGATGTACCACCAATAGTTCCACCCGATGTAGTAACTGTATCATTTGCAGGAGCTAATGTTGTTGTCTCTGTAGTAGTTGGAGTAGTAGTTGTTGTTGTAGTAGGTGTAGTAGTTGTTGTAGTTGTTGGTGTAGTTGTTTGATTTCTAAGAGCAGCTTGTTTAGCTTTCTTTTTTCTTCTAGCTTTATTTTTTTGTTGTTGTTGGTATGCAGTATTCCTTGCTTGCAGAGTTTCAAAACTTGCAGTCCCCGGTCGAGGTTCTGGTCTTACTGTACGAGTTGTACCTCTTTGCGGCTTACCCTTAACAATTTTTTTTGCTCTAGTTTTTTGAGCTTTCTTTTTAAAACAGCTACCCATTTAAGTCTCTCCTGTACTCAGAACCTACAGATTCATACCCAAGTCTTTCTATTAGTTTATGTGTTCTTTCCAAAGATATACCTGACGAACTGCCATTAACTAAAAACCTAGCACCCTTTTCTTTTGCCCACTTTTCAAAACATCTAAGCAATAAAACACCTATTAAACCACCACGATACTCAGGTCTTACATACCATATATCACTATTAGCAGCAAAAGTTTGAGAAAAGTAAAGCTGATATATACTACCAAATATAAATCCTACGTTTTCTCCACTTACTTCAGCAACGAATATGCAAGACGCATCATCTTCTATTTGACCTTCTAAGTACCTAGCAAACACAGCATCGTCAAAAGGTATGTCATTTAACTCACTCTCAGCGTGAAAGTCTCTTGCCATTTCAAAAATACAAAGAACATCATCCCTTGCAGCCTGTCTATATATTGCTTTGCGGTTCATCATGTTTCCTTGCAAAACATAGATTTAAAATAATTTCAACGCACAAGTGACCATACGCTAGGCTTTTTACCAACACTCTTAGGTTTTCTAGTAAATACATCAAAGTCTTTTCTAGCGTTTATAACTTTTGCAGGTTTCTGATTTGACATCAAGGCACGACCTTCCCCTGCTCCCAACATTAAGTATTGTAGTGCATCATGTATGTGAGAGTACATATTCTTATCAGGTTTATCTGCATATCTCTCGCCACTTACCTCCATACGTTTATAAGCATAGCCACCATCAAATCCCTTTATAAGCTGAGAGCAACGTCTATCAACTAAAAACGCAGGTTTACCTTCAACCATTTTATTAAGTTGTTGCGCCACTGACTCCAAGCGAAGATCCACAGAATTGCTTGGGGCGGGAAATGCGCGTAGACCAGCACCTCTAAGTATGTGAAAAGGGGTAGATTCGTCCGTTTGCGCCCGAAAATCCCCTGCTGGATCACCATATATATAGACATCGGAAGCTTGAGAAAAACGAGTAGCGATTTCATTTCTTAATACCTCTGCAAATCTAACAATGCCCATATCAAAAGCAACTATCTCAGATTGAATTAGCCACCTGTTTCTAACCTTCTGACCTATAACAGCCGCAGGAGTAAGCCCAAAATCTATACCAATATACAAAGGCAATCCTGCCGCTACTGGTATTTCTTCTTTAGCAATGTGTGTTTCACTAGCAAACATAGGATATACTGGCTTTCCATCTTTAATAGTACCTAGTCTATTCATTACATAGACATCAATCCAAGACTTTGTTTTACCTTGTATTAAGTTTGTATAATAATTCTGAAGCATGTTCTTTTTATTTTCAGCCTCATCATTAGACTTGTAGTTTTCTATTTCACCATCTTCATTATATATTTCTTTCATACCAGATGGTTGTGTAAAGAACTGCCAGTTATCAGGTTTGACTAACATCTTAGCCTGATCTCTAGGAATGTGATCTGGTATTGGAACTTCGCCTGACATAATAGGCCACCAGTGATCTTCTTCTGGTGCGTTAGTATCTGCAATAACACCTGTCCAACTAGGTCCACCTTCACGCATAGAAGGGAATCGCCCAACCCTCATCGTACAAGCATCAATAATACTTTTGGGTATCTCCCTTGCTTCGTTAATCCAGATGCCTGTTAGTTCGAGGGACAATAATTTTTTAACATCTTCTGGACGGTCAAGAGCAAGGAAGATAACCTCTAGGTCTATGTCTCCTTTCTTTATGTGATGGGTATAAGGCACAGACCAAATAAATTTACCCCACTCATTCTCAGGAAACCAATCAAGCCATGTCTTAATAGTAGTCGTTCTAAGCTGTGGGTTTGTGTTTCTTATGATAGCCCATCGACTTCTGCGTATGCCACTATCGTTTTTTTTCTGAGAAAGAGCGCGTCTAAATACTTCTACGCAACAACCAACAGACTTACCAGAGCCAACAGGACCGCGAATACCACGAAAGAACGTATCGTCCTTCATAAATTTTTTTAGGACTTCACCGTCAGGTTTGTATTTAAAGTCTGTCAATTTTGTGATCCACTGCAAACTTTAGCATACGTTCGACCACATCAGGTGCAATAACATCAATAACTTTGTCAGCTTCCATGTTGGTCTGAAAGTCTTTTGGGTGATGCTGAAGGTGTACTTTCTTTACAATCCTGCGTAGTAACTCGCGGTCATGCTTAGAAATAGAATGGCTAAAGGTCATTCGTCCTCTAGCTCTACCCTTTTAGGTTTTTCATATGCTTCATTTATATCTGGTGTAGAAGGGTCATCACCCTTGAGTCTGCCATTGGAGCTTCTGGCTCTCTTTGGCTCTGGCCCTTCCACCAACCTGCGAGACTCAGGGGTTCTGGTCTTACCACTATAAGTTGTTCCTGCTAGAACGTGAGTTTCGCCTGTATACAATTCACCATTAGTCAAATACCAAGCCATTAATAACTACCTGACATAAGTGTTTTCTTTTTCTTCTTCATAGGCTTCTTCTTTTCATCCGAAGCTTTCTTAGCTGCATTAATCCCCTTCTTGGTATATGGGAACTTCTTTCCTTGAACATTAGGCATTTCTATATCTCCTTACCTTGTTAGCAATCTTTTTCGGTTGAGCCACAAACTGTTTACCCTTTGCCTTACCCTCTCGTTTGGCTCTGGTTGTAGCGCGATACTCAGCATCACTAAGAGCAGCGATAGCCTTAGAAGGAAGGTAGCGTTCACCAGTTTCGCTAGACTTCTTACCAGACTTAGTTCTCCACTTCTGTTTGCCCCAGTTTAGTAATGATCGTTGTGTTGCTTTCACTATGAACCAACCTGTTGTTGCGCTTTCTTATGAGCAGCAGAAAAAGTAGTCCCACCCTTCATAAGCCTTTTCATTAGAGACATATGCTTCTTTGTATGATGCTTACTATGCTTCTCTAATGTTTTCTTTTGTCTTTTACTTAAAGCCTCACCTACAGTCTTCATGATCTATAACCTCCACCTCTAGCCTTATAAGTCTTGGCAAGCAACTGTGCCTTTCGTGCCGACCATTGTCCTGCCGCAGTGCCATGAGTAGCTCTCGCCTTTATAGACTTAAATAAACTCTCACGCATTTTTGGCTTCGTGTAAACCCCTGCTTGATTAACTTTACTCATGCCTTTTTATTCCTTGCTGCAAATCTTCTAGCCGATTCCTTAGAACGGAATCCCCACTTTTTTAATGCTAACCCTAATCTAGTAGGCTCTCCCTTTTCATCTCTCTCTGGTCCTTTCATCCCACCAAACCTAGCAGCAAAAGAAACTCGTCTTGGATTCTTACCCTTTGGAACAGGTGGTTTTAAATTAGCACCCTCTTTGCGTTTAAAATATTTGCGACCCTCTGGACTCAAGCCACCAGATGCACTCATATGTATCTTTCTCATGTTGCGTACCTTTCTAGAAAAAAATGTGAGTGAAAG